TGACGTAAATTCATGTTAAATCACCCCTATTTCAATTCTTTAAATTCAGCTCGTTGTAGGAACTCTGGGTACGGAGCACCAGACTCTCCTTTAACAGCGCCTTTCGGTAATGCAAACTTAGACTTATTACCCATAACAAGTTCTTCCCACTCTTCAAGCTGTTTTCGTAACTCATCAAGGATAGATGTTGCCTTCTTAAGGTCAAATTTATGTTCTACTTCTAATAAACCAAGTTTTACCTTCTCGGCACCGCCACGAGTCTGACTCGTAAACTGACCAAGTAATAAGTCATATGCTGACTTGTACTCTACGTATTTATGTAGATAGAAAGGAATCTCTCCTTTATTAATCGCCTCAATTGCAGTAGGATTCGCTTTCGTCATCTTCTCGTAAGCATATTGGCTATTGCCGTGCATAGTCTCGTATATATATACATCCTTTATACCAGAAGCATATTCACCTAATAGACTCTTTACGATATCTACTCTTCCGTAGAATCTCTCCCATGGTGTATTAAATCCAAACATCTTCGTAACACCTAATGGGTCTCCCGTACCTTTAATAGCCTTGTCTACAATCACAACATACGGCTTCTCTTTTAAGAGTTCATTTGCAGGTTTCCAAGAAAGAATATTGTCAGTGTCCGCTACAAGGCTCACAGTGCCCTCTACAGCGTGTTTAACACTATATGCTCCTAGTTTATCTAAGGCAGTTAACTTGTCCTTGTACGGAGTTTGTACGACGTACACAGCATGTTCTGGTAGCGCATCCATCTTGATAGGTTGAGAGAATGCTACTAATACCTCATCTACTTGTGCAATACTTCCATGACTAGGAGAAATCTCTGTAATCTCAATTTGATTAAAGATGTTTCCGCCATTACCTCCGCCGGGATTGGTTGGGTCAGTAGGCTTCTCTGGGTCTTTTGGTTTTTCCATATAAATCTGAGCAATTACCCAAGCACTACGGAACTCTCCGCCAAATGCTCGTGCCATGACATAGTAGTTCGTTCCTAGCTCTACTTCTTTAGGAATGGTAATAGCAAGGTCAGTAATATCCTTCATATTCCATAGAGGTTTTACGTCAGGGTCTTGGCTTGTAGATAACTGCACCTCATAGTAGATTTGTTCGTTTTCGTTTGTTTCAGCAGGAATCTCCCACTTTACTTGGATTAAAGCATCTTTCTGCGTAAGGATAAGATTACGAGGTTCGGATATAGCCTTAGACTGAATTGTCGTGAACTCATACTTACGAGAGGTTGGGAGATAATCATTTGTAATACTTTTAATACCGCTTGTGCCGCCAATAACTTCTAATTGATATTGTGTGTTCACTGTTAATACTTCTTTAGGAACTAGAGTAATACTCATAGAATCCCTATCGTAAGTTAAGGTATACGCCACAGCATCTCCATTTACTTTACGAAAACGAAGGTTCCCTTCGTGAAGGGTTCCCTCGTCCATGTGTTTAGCAAAAGAGACTTTGAGTTTTGTATTAACAGGAACTTGTTGTTCGTTATTAGCAGGTACTGTACCTAACACTAAATACGCATTGCTTGGCATAATACGTCCCCCTTATCTCTTATTCTGCTGATTCTTCTACTTTCTTTTTCGTAGCACGTTTCTTAGGAGCAGATGCTACTTTTACTTCTGGTTCAGTTGGAGCCGCCGTTACAGTAACAGCTACTGTGTCTGTTTTGTTACCGTCAGTTGTTTTAACTGTGAATGTAGCAGTACCTTCTTTCACTAATGTGTAATCACCAGTGTTTGTAATTGTTGCTACTGTTGCATCACTAGAAGACCAAGTCACTGCTTTGTTCGTAGCATTAGCTGGTGCTACTGTAGCCGTAATCTTAGCTTTAGCTCCTACTTCACCAGTTACAGTTTTAGGAGAAGCTGTTACGCCCGTTACTGCAATTGGTTTAACTGTTACTGGGACAACAGCTTGTACATTATTCACTGTTTTAACAGTGATATTTGCAGAACCTACTTTAAGTGCGTTCCATTTACCTGTATTATCTACAGATACAATTGTTGCATCAGAGCTAGACCATGTAACATTTTTGTTTGTTGCATTTGCTGGTGCTACAGTTGCTGTGATAGTAGCTGTTTCACCTACGAATGGATTTAGAGAAGCTGGGTTTGGCGTTACACCAGTAGGGTCAATTATCTTCTGTTTTACAGATACAGTTACTGTAGCTTGTTTATCGTTGGCTGTTTTAACAGTGATTGTTGCATTACCAGCTTTCACAGCAGTCCATTTACCTGCACCATCTACAGTAATAATAGTCGGCGCACTAGAAGTGAATGTTACTGACTTATCTGTTGCATTGTCAGGGTTTACTTTAACTGCAATAGTTCCTGAGTCACCTTCTGTAGGGTTAATAGATATAGGAGTTGCTTCTACACTCTCTGGGTCTACGATAACTGGCTTGTCAGTAATACCTTTTTCTGTTACTTGGAAACTAGATACTGTGTAGTTATTCTTATCTACGAATACACCTTCATTTACTGATAGAGCATACGTCTTTCCTAAGCCTACTTTGTAACCAATTACATGACCTTTTAAATCGCCTGATTCAGCTAATAGCGTACGTTCTACTCCATCTACTACTAGAGTGATAGTACGACCCGCTACAGGGAATACAGGGCGGTCAAATGATAATCCAAGATAATCACTAGTTGCTTTTGTTCCAATGAACTCTGGGTTTACTGGAGGTGCTGGTGGTGTAGGTACTGTTGTATCGAATCCTTCAATAGGAAGTAAGCGATTATAACGAATACTAGCTTCGATACCTGAGATATCTTCTGCATTGATTTTCATTACTTTTCCGAAATCACGTTTCGGATGGAAACCTACGCCAGATTTTTTATCCGTCCATGGCCCGCCATTATAGAATGGTGAAATCATTACTTTAACTGTTTTCATTTTCATTTCCTCCTTATATAGAAAAGAACCCCCTACATTCCGTAGAGGGCTCTAGGGTTACCTACTGTTGATTCAATTGAATTGTTCCAGATAGGTTGATGGGTGATACTTGAGGTTCATTAGAAAATTGTTCTTCATTTAAATATAGTATGTCAATAGATACTGTATAAGCAGTTCCATATTGACCAACACTATATAGTTCTTCTCCTTCTTTTAAATACAAAGTAGGAATACGAGTAAAGAATTTGGAGATTTGCACTCCACTTGATAAGTCACTTAACATATCTTTAGTATAAAACGAAACATCTAGACCAGCAGATATAGCTACGTGTCCGCCACCCTTAACTCCTTTTGCAATTAAAACAGGATTTTTAGAACTTACAAATTGGAACTTTTCCATCTTCATCAAGCAGTCCCCCTAATAATTTATATTGAAGAGAAAGCCCGAAGGCTCTCTCAGTCAATCAAGCTATTAGATTTCATCGTGTGGATGTTTTCCTGCTGGGTAAACTGGTTTACCTTGCTCATCTACATCGTAGTAATCCTTAGGTAAAGGCATTTCTTGTTTGAACGCACGCTCTGGAGTTGGGTAAGTCTTAGCGAACTTGATGTTACGAGCTACTGCTAATCCTAATCCACCGTTTAAGATACCTACACCGTAACGCTCTTTAACTTTAAGAGTTTGGATGTCACGAGTTGGGTCATCAAACTGCTCCGTAGAAATTTCGTCTTTTACAAGTAATACACCAATGTTGTTACGGTCGATTACGTAGAAGCTAAATTTCTTATCAGCTTGGTCAAATGGTACGTAAGGAGAGAAGATAACGTTCAATCCTAGTGCATTTGAAGTATTGAATGCTTTCGGGTCTTGTCCACCAGTGCCTTGTCCGAATGCTGCTACAGAAGCTGATTCTAACATAGCGTTTTTGTGGAATAGGCTCCAGCATAATGGGTGCATGATGATGTCAGTTGGAGTGAATCCAGCAGACATGATAGATACAGCCATATCTACTAAGTCATCAGCAGATAATGTACCATTGTAGTTACCATCGAATCCACGACCTGTTGGGTAACCATCTTGTGTTGGTTGGAATAAATCTGCATCGTATACAACGTGACCATGACGGTTGAACTCTTCGAAGCAAAGTTCTTCTTTCTTACGAGCCATTGCACGACCAGCAGCACGTAAGTGTAAACCGATAACGTCCCATTGAGAGTCAGAAATCATTTCATCAGTGATAGGTACTTTAAGACCGTATTTCTTAACTTTAACATCCACAGTTCCGATGCCTTGTTTTGTTAAGTTAAGTAATTGGTTTGGATATTCTTGTCCTTCTTGAACTTCTTCCGCACGGATTGCTCCGAAATGGATGAACTCCATTGAACGACCTTCTGTTAAACTGACTTTTTGGAAAAACTCAGATACTAGAGTCATTGGCTCAGCAGCCTCTGTTACTACTGTTGAGATTACTTTTGGTAAAAGAATATTAGCATCAGCTGTTGTTAATGCCTCAGATACTGTAAGACGTTCTGCAACTTTCTTAGAACCTCCGAAAGACATCATCTTCGTATAATTTTCTACTAATTGTACTTGTTCCATGTTGAATCCTCCCTAACTGTTTTAAGAGTAGGAGGGGACTTTGTCCCTCTCCCTTTTCATATTTTCAAAGCTTATCGTTGAAGTAAGATACGTACCGCACCTACAGAACCTGCGTAATCCCACTCAGTTGGAATACCAGCTACTGGGTCTACAACTAATTCTGCTTCAATTGTTACATCTTTTAATACTTGGTCTTCTTCGATGTAGAAGATTACCATGTTGTTTTCGAAGTCGATATGTACATCTTCGCCGTGTACTGATACTACAGCACCGTCTTTGTTAGTGTACTTAACTACAGCTGGAACAGCTTTCGTCTTGTTGATTGGGTGATGTAACTTAACGTATACTGCACCGTTACGAACGCCTTTAGGAACTGTTACTTGAGCTCCAGCGATTTCAACTTTATCGTTAGCACGAACTGCTTCAACGTTACCGCTGTTAGCTTTGATATCGTACTTGTTGTCGATTTTGAATGAACGACGCTCTTGAGCACGGAAGAATCCATCTGTTAAGAATGGGATACCTTTCGCCCAACCTTTACCGATTAAGTTTTCTTCGAACTTAGGTTTCCATCCTTTGTTTTGGTAAGGGTAGCCGTAAGGGTAAGCCCCAGCATCTTTACCGTTTTTCCCTGCTGATGGAGCATGAGACATAGCTTTTAACATTTCTTCTAACTCAGGGTTAGCTAATTCCATGTAGTATTGTAAGAAACCAGCTGGTGGTAATTCACGAGTAGCTTCCCAAACTTGACCTACGATTTGGAATGGAGAATCTTTAGCAGTATCTAGTTTTACGTAGTTACCGTCTTTACCAACTTTTACGAAGTCACCCGGCTCTAACTTAGTGTTAGTAGTTCCATCTGCTCCACCTTTAACTCCACCGTAAGCAGCACCATAACGCATTGCTTTTGCAAAACCTTGAGCTGTTGCTTCGCTTTCGTGTTCGAATAATGGTACTTCGATGTAAGAACGAGTGATGATTGTACTTTCTCCACGGTTCATACCGTCACGACGTTTTTTGTAAGAGTTTTGTAAGTTAGTACCAATGAATTTGTTAGTACCTTCTGTTGCCTGTTTAATTGTAGGTAGCATACGACCTGTTTCTGAATCATATTCAGCTGGGCCAGCTTCTACAGCTTTACCTTTAGCTAAAACAACTGTTTGTTGTCCTTCTGGGCCGTATTCATATAGGAAGTGCTCTGCTTCATTTGTTTTAGATACTGCGAACTTCTGAGCAGGAGCCGCACCTTCTGAGATTACTAAGTTCGTATGAGACTTGTTACCAAATGTATATTGGCTGTTGTTGTTAGGAAATAAACCTGCCATTTTGTATTCCTCCTCTTATTATCGTTTACCACCGAACATGCGAACTAATACTTGTTCAGCCGTTAAGCCTTCTGTAAGGTTCGTTGCTGGTGTTTGAGTTTGTTGTAATTGTTCAGCTACTGGGTTCTGCACTCGTTCTACTACACGAGGAGCCGGAGCAACTGGAGTAGCTACAGATTCTGTTAACATGTCAGCAATACTATCAGTAAGAGATTCTGTTGAACGCTCTTTGAATTTTGCAACTGCTGCTTCTCTATCAGACTCTTTACCTAGTGCTACTCGTAAATCAACTAAATGACTTACTTTGCTTTCACGAAGTTGTTCAGATAACCCTGTGTTCGCTGTTACTAAATCTTGGCGAGCTTCTTGCTCATCCTTTAATTCTTGTTCTGCAACTTTTAAAGCATCCTGTAAACGTTTAACTTCTGCTTTTAAGTCAGCAACTTCTTGACTCTCTGTAGGAGCCTCTGGAGCTACTGGTGCTTCTGGCGTTTCAGGCTCAACCACTGGAGTTGATTCTGTTACTGCTGGTGCAGGAGTTGTTTCAGGAACTGCTGGAGTTGCCTCAGTTGTTTGTTCTGGCTCAACTACTGGAGTTGGCTCTTGAACTGGTGTGTTCTCAACTGGCATATTCTCGTCCTCCTTGTTCTCTGTAGTGTGTTTGCAAGAGCATCCACAATGTGATTCTGTCACCACAATAGATTCTCTATTTGTAGATTCACGACTAGCATTAAATGGCTGTTGCATATCGCCGATGTTCACTACCATTGCGTCTTGGTCAGCTGGGACGTTAACCCAAGATAGTTCATCGAACCATAGATTGCCGCAAGTCCATTCAGCAGTTTCTCCGTCGTAAGATTCGCCTCTCATGTGGCCACAGAATCCTTCGTTAATAATGTCTGTGTGACAAATCGTACAGACAGCGGAATCTGTTGTCGCTCCGATTGATACCGTTAGCAATCTACCATCTAAGATGTCTTTAATTGCTTTTGGGTGTGAAATCTTTGGAACAACGATAATACCCGGTCTACCAGCTACCGTATACTCGGTAAATGATGCAGTATGAACACGGCCTGTTGCTTCCGTTTCTACATCATGATTGTAGATGATTGGTTTCGGGTAAGGTTTCGTCCAAGAGAATACCCCACTCTTTAACTCTTCATGACCTTTTAACTTGTCTGCTAAGTATCGAGTGTTGTTACGAGTCGAACCTGCGTGAATCGCTTCAATCTGTGGTAGTAAATATCGTACGCCGTTTTCTGTTGTCGCTTCTGTGAATCCAGCTTCCGGTGAAAGCCTTGGTTTCACAACAGAAGATTCAGAGATAAGACGAGGGTCGATGTCTAAACCTTTCCACTTCATCTAGTTCCCCTCCTTTAGTACGATAATGCATTCGCATCCCGGATGGTGAGGAGGTATCTCCTCTTTCCAATCTCCCGTTAAGGAAATCTCTGTCTGTTTCTTTTCACAGACATTACATGCTCTTTCGGTATATGTAACCTTTGCTGTTTCTACCCCAGCTTGTTGTCCGGCATAACATACGCCGTAATTATAAGCTGAGAACAACATCGTCTTGGAAATTAACTTTAAGCGATACTTATTCGCATGGAAGGCACTCTCTATGTATGCAATTCGTTTTGAATCCTCTATTTCCTCTGCCTTGCGTAAAGCCATCTCAAGTTCTTCAATCACTTTATGAATGGATTTACTACCTTTGTGAATTGCATCCTCCACATTCTTTTTATGTAAGGCTAATGCCTGTATCCCTGTTTGTTCTCTCCCATCACGAAATCCTAAGTTAATTGCTTTCGCAAGATGTTGTCGGTTTCTACTTTTCATCAGGTCTTGAATTAACTTGGTTGTCAGTACCGGGATATGGTTTAAGGCTTCGCCTCTTGCCATGCGGTTAACAACGTCCGTCTTAGCCTGATTCCAGTAATCTTCGAGCTGTGATGTGTATTTCAAAACATCTAACTCAGAAGTTAAAGTAACCACTACAGATGATTCCGTCAATACTTTATTTGCATTTTCTTCAAATAATGCTTCTTTTGATGGTTTTGGCTTGCCCGGAGAGTTCTGTTTTCCACTTTGATTCTCTGGTTTGTCCTTATTATCACCTGCGTTCGCTGCGCCTTGGTCTACTGCCATAAACATATTAGCTTGTAATCTAGCTTCATCTGTTACTGGGTCTCTACCAAGTTCTAAACGCATTTCCTCATGTGTAATTGCATTTTGCATAAACATTTGCAGAACATGATTCTCTTTCTTAATCTTTGCATCTAGCTCTACTTCTGAGAACATAAATAGAACTTCATCTTCTGGTTTTAAGATTGGGTCGAATCCGCCCTCAAATAATAGTTCATTAATGATTTGGTTACGTACGCACTCAGCAAATCCATGCTGGAAGTCTTTTACCCCATCATTCATGTCAGAAGATTGGTTATCTGATGTAGATTTGTTTGCTGTATCACCAATACCCATAACAGAGTCTGATACGCCAAGTCCAGTAAATACACGTTGACGGAAATACTTAAGGTATCCGTTCGCATCTAAGGCATTACCCTCTGAACCAATTACTTTGATATTGTGACGTTCTGGTACAACAATACCGCCGTCCATAGGCATTGCACGGATTTCTTCACGTACTGCATCAATTTCCTCGTCCTTTGCCTCAAACCCCGGCTCAGGTAAACCAACTTGATACATGTATAGCGGGAATAAGTTACGATAGATTAATCGAGCTACGTTCTCTTCAATCTGACGTAGTATCTTTACATCATCCATTACGTTAAATAGATAAGGAACACCATAGGCTCTACCTGTAGGTTTCTTATAAGCAAAGTGACAGACTTGTTCTGGTTTGAACTCGATACCTTGTCCGCCTCCGCCCGGAGCTTTTTGTTGATACTTCTGTAAGGTACCTGCTTCATCACGAGCAATTGTTACTGTCGTAGAAGCTAACGGGAAGTAAGCAGCAATTGGTTGTTTACTTGTATAACCTGTTGCCTGAATCCCAGCCATACCTTGTGCATTCTTCTGATATTGTTTTACTACGTATGCATTACCATATAAAACGTAATCATGCGCCATTGTCGTGAACAGTTCTTCTGTAGGAATACCAGAAGCTTCTGTCATTAACTTTAGACGAGTCCATACGTATTCTGTTGCTTTCTCATTCTTACCCTGTAATTCCCATCCATTCTTAAACATTCTACCTACATACTTATCTATAGCTCTACGAATATAGGAATCTGTGTAATAAGCACGTCCAATTTCCTCTAAGTCAACTGGTGATTCCTCGAAGTCACCGGCACCTACCCCTTTAATCGCTTGTCCTAAGGTCTTTACCTTTACCTTCTTCGGGTCACGAGCTGTTGAAGGAGCTTCTCTGAATTTTGTCATCTTATTCTTTACACGGGAATATCCAAATAGATTCATGTTCTCACCCTCTTTATTTCATAAGATTATCTAGTACCCAGTAGCCTTCTCTTGCTACTGCTTTGTCTTTTACTAGGTCTAACTTTTCCATACGTACTTCTAAGTCAATCATGTGTATTTGATACATTTCTTGTAGGTAAGTCTTATAGTTCTTACGTACAACATCCATGCCTCCAGCCACTTGGTCAAAGAATCTCTCTACTCTTACTTGGCGGGTAGGGTCTATCATATTATTCATCATGTCATATAAATCTAGAAACACTTCATTACGGAATCCTACTAAGTTAATGACTTCGTTATGTACACGCTTTTTCGTAGGCATGTTACCCACAGTCTTTAATAAGTCTTCCTTCATTCGTTTCTCTTCAATTTGATTGTTAATTTGTAATTTCATTGTTGCTTGCAATTGAGCACAGGACTTATAGTACTGCTCTGGCTTGTCATGTTGCTTTTGAAGTAGTCCTTGGACATCTTCCCCTTCTACGTAAGCATCAGCCTCAATTTGCATGTTCGCACCTTTTGCACATTTATCTGTTAACCCAATATCTAACCTAGCAAAAGAAGACATTTCCTTTTGTTCGTTTAGACGGCGGTCGAAATATTCCTTGTCTCGTTTACTTGCCGTGTATTTCTCTAGGGCATCATAGTACGCATCTGATTCATAACTATTTGCTAATGCCTGATAATAAATGTTTTGATTCAGGTCATGTAACTCATTCAGTGCTACGTATGCTTCACGCTGACGGCCTTCCACTTCTTTTAGCTCATTATAATAAGCCTCATCAAATGAAGGGCTACTTGGAATACGTTCAGGTTTTGTGACTTGGTTGTACATAGTCTTAACTAGAAGATAATGAAGTTCTTCTACATTCATAAGAAGATGCTTGATATCTGGGTATAATTCCAAAGCAATATTTCCGTTAATGTCTTCTGCATACTTCTCTACCTCATCTTGAATCTGAATATACGTTGGATTCTCTGGATGATTTAAAGACTCTGCATAGATTTCAAATGGAAGTCCCTTATCTGGGTCAATCTTATCAAGCCCCGGTATAGTTGCGGGTGTGTCCTTGATGTTTGCCAAGATGCTAGGGTCAATTGGAATTAAGGTATTCTTCATACCGTCTTCTAATTTTTCTACTAATTTGTCTAGGTAGTCATAGACTTCTGAGATTTCTACGTATGTATCCGTAATAGGCGACTCCGTTAAATCTTCTTTCTCTACTTTCCCTTCTTCTGTTAACTGCTGAAATAAACTTTTACGGTCTCGCTCGGTCATCTCAATAATTGGACGATAGTTTAATATGGCTCTCTCTATGTCCGTATCAATACCCGGGCCTCCGAATACTTTGTCCTCCATAATCTCACCTCGAATTTCTGTAAAATAATAAAAAAAATAGACAGGAAGAGAAAAGGGGAGGAAGAACTTCCTGTCTATCAAAAAGGGAGAGGGAGGGATTTATAGTAAAGGACTTACGTCCTATTACCCAACTTTACCAAGAACGTCGCATTGGTTTGCTAGCTCTTGAGCTTCCCCTATTTCCCCAAGTAAATGTACCTTCCGAACGTTTTGCTCGTCTAGGTGGTGGTGCCGATGGCTCATCCCACTCTTGTTCTTTCTTGTTATCCAGCCCTCTTGCTTGTTGCTGGAAGATAGCCATTAGTGGGTCTACGAACTTAAGTGCTGCGTGCCCAAAGTTAGTAGCTGCTGGTACAACATCAATGGTTTGTGCAATCTCTGGCATTTCGTTAATGAAAGCTAATAGAGATAACATCAATCCATCTAAAGCATGTTCGTCAACGTTAGAGTAAGTCGGCTCGCCTGTCTTGGGAGAAATACGTTCCACTTGGTAGTTAGTCATTTGGCGAGCAATGACTTCATCTACATCACGATTTGGAATACGTAACTGTCCACGTTCTAGCATTAATACTGTTTGGTTAACCATGAACGGCTTGATTGGTTTCTTATCAAACGTACGAGAGAACGGGTCTCTTACCATTTGGCTTCCGCCAAAGTGAACACCTTTTACTTTATCTCCTAGTGCTTTACGAAGAGTCTCAATCTGATACTCCCCAGCTCCACGGTCAGGATAAATCGCAAATGGTTTGTAGATTCTATCTAGCTCTATAATTTTTTTAACAGCTATATCGTATGTAAATTCACCCTTAGGTATTTCAATACGATTAATAACTTGGAATCGTCCTGCTCCCGGTGCCTCTCCAAACTCTGGACGAGGTCTACGAATATCATGTGGATTCCACTGTGTAACAACGATTTGAGTGGCGTTACCGAACTTATCCCAGTCAATCCCGATAGAGATTGGGCCACCATGTAAACGTTGCTCAATCAGAGAGTAACCATTAGAAGCCGCTTCGTCAATATAATCTTTGTTAAATACCCCGACCATTTCAGTACCGAACTCTGCTAGTACCTCGTGTTCGTATGCAACCTCAGAGAACTGCTTTCTAAGTTCTCGTTCCATCTTCTCATCCCACTCTGGGTTGACCATGGTTGGATAATAGAACTCTTGCCAGCCTTCTGATGTTTTTCGGTCATACGTCCGTAAGTCATAGAAGTTATTCTTATACCGTCTTACTCGTTGGTTTAGCTGCATGTCCGTACATAGTTTATAGAACATACCACGACGTCCTGTAGGTGTAGATGCAACCATTACACCGATACGGTTTGGTGCCTCGAACGTAATCGCATAGATTGCCTCGAAGTCTTTATCAGTCATGTAATCGACCTCATCCATATATAGCCAAGATGCTTTCTGTCCACGTAATGAACCACCCTCAGAACCAGAACGTGTACCAGCCGTGAATAAACGGATAATAGATTTGTTCTTGAACTCTACTACATATGGATTCTTAGTCATAGACTTAATAGATTCTTTTAGAACTGGATTGTTATCAATGAACGTTTTTAATTGGTCAAAGATAAGACGTGCTTGGTTATCATAAGGCGTGGCTACAATGCACGTTGCGCCCTTACGAGTCTCTGTACCACCATTACAAGTAAACGCTACCCATAACATGTGCGCACACATTGTCCATGTATTATGTACAAAAATATCTTCTACTACTAAATTATGTGTCTCAGGAACGAATACATCATATGTTTGTCGTTTCCCGATAGGTTTGATATCAATAACTTCTTCCCAGATAACATCTGAGTTTGCTAAGTCATATAAGAAGTCACTCTGTAAGTTCTCTGCGTAAATACGAGCATTGCCTACTGTTACGCCCTTACTTGTACGTAAACGACGATTATTGCCGCCAGCTACTTCGGTCTTCTTTAAACCTTTAGATTTACGCTCTTTCTCGATGTGAGGCCAGACTTCTTTTGGAATGATTGCGCCTGTGCTATTCATTTCCATTGCTTTGCTATGTACTTTCTGGATACTCTCTTTACGTTCAGGCATATACTTCGCAATATGTTCTAAGAATAGTAATAAACTAGTCTTGTGATAAATCATTAAATGGAAGTATGGACTACCTTCTAATTGCTTTTCTAATAGATTTGTTTGAATACCGAAACGTAATAGTAAGTGCTTTACGTCAAGTGCAAAGGACTTGTCACGAGTTGCAAAACCGATTTCGCCAATACGACTGGCAAAGAACCAACCGCCTGCGCCGTATAAGGAAGCTAAGAATAAAGCAAAGTCCTCACGTTCTAATTTGAATACGTCTTGCGGAATCTTACGTTCTTTTAACTCCTTATAATAAGGAAATGATTCTAATCCTGTTAATTCAAATGTACGCTTACGAGTCTTCTCTTTTGCTTTAATCCCAATCCCATGAGCTAAACAAGCTTTACGGAACTCATCTTCCATCTCTGGATATCGTAATTGTAGTGTTACATTGTACTTATTGAACTGTCCTGCGCCTAAGATAAAGCCAATTAACTTAATTGTGTGAGCTGGTAATGTATCCTTGCCGAAGTAAGG